TTAAAACAGCTTTAAAGACTCATTAGGAGGTTGATAATTGCAAACCATCCATTCTTCTTGCTTTCTTCTTGATGTTTTGGATGCAGAAATCGTTCTCTCTATTCTATGGATAATCCATCCTTGTGACTTTGCCCGAAGCTCAATCTCATCATATGGAAACATAGTCAGCATGAATTGACCCTTTATATTTGACAGCAGATCTAAAAGAGACATTAAAGCGGTGTGATTAAACATACCGTCATAATGACCACAGTCAGAATTAATGTAAGGGGGATCGACAAAATGAAAGGTCTCGGCGCTATCGTAAGTTTGAATCACATCTAGCGCATTGCGATTTTCTATTGTAACTTTCTCTAACCTTTTGCATAGTAGTTCAGTGAAGCCGTCTTTAGCCCCTTGAATCTTTTTGGGCATACCTCCACTAAAATCGTATCCAAAGGTTCCATCTAACCGGGAGCTAAAACTTGTCTTTGTGAGCGCCCACACAGCCCATGCTCGCTCAACAGGCGTGAAGTATTGCGGGTATGTATTGATATGTCTAGCATGGGCATGTATGTCGCGAGCGTGTAATGTCTTATTTATTTCACGTTTTAAGTCTGGGTAGTACATTTGGGCAACCCAGTAGAAATTTATCAACTCTCCATTTAAATCGTTAATAATTTCTGAATCTGCAATAGGTTTAGCAAAGAGAACGGCCGCACCGCCGCAAAATGCCTCTGTATACCCTTTATGTGCAGGAATAAGCGGAATGATATGCTTTAGCATTGTTTGCTTGCCTCCGTAATAAGTAATCGGTGTTTTCATAATTTATCTATATTTGTAATCCCCAACAGAAAAAAAGCGCACCACCACAGCTGAAAGCATATGCCCTCAGCTGCCTTGGGTGCGCTGCACACTGTTGGGGAACAGAAAGGTAGCTGGGGGCTCATTAGCCCCCTTTGTATTTATGACTCAATCATTGGCATTAATACTTTCAGATAGTCATACTCAATTTCCGGCACATCGGCAAAGGGTATTTTCTTAAGTTCGATGTCGGCATTCTCTTCGAGAGTTTTGGTGAACTCCTCTTGTTTCTTTGATTCTTTTTCGAGAACCGTTTTGTACTTCTCTTCAAGCTCCTTTGCTTTTGTTTCAAAGGTTTCAGCATCCTTCACAATATTTGGGAAGCCATAGTCATGTCTGCGCTGGCCAGTGCCGTTTTGCCCTGAATAGAGAATGATTGTTCCCTGTTCGTCAATTTCGGCGTGACCTGACAGAAGTTCTCGTTTTTCTTGCAGGAATTTGTTGTAATCCTCAGATGGCTTACGAAGCTCTTCCAGTGCCTTGATGTGGCCGTCAATAGCCATTTCGTTGAGGATTAGCGGCAGCTTGAATTTGTTTGTGCCTTTTTCTTTCACGGCTACAATAGCCTCTTTGATTTCAAATAATTGTTTGTTTTTCATGTTATATGGATTAAATATTAATGTGGGTGTAATACGTTCCATCCTCCATTGTAATAGATAAGCTCGACTGCCGTTCTACCCATTACACTAAAATTGCTTCGCCTCATTCCTGATAGTTCTATGTTTGATGTGCTTTCATTCAACATCACAATTCTCTTACCTATTGGGATTGTGGCATTAGTAGGCAGAGTGCGGCTTGCTGATGTGACAAAGAAGCCATTCGCTAAGATTTGTTCCACCGTAGGATTAGCCGATAAAACAACCGGGGTTGAAAGAACATAGGATTTTGCAATTAATTCACCATCATGGTTCCATCCACCGGCACTTATAATTCCGTTAGAATCAATCCTAAAGTAATTATCAGCAGCCCATACACTTTGAAAACCCCTCGATGATACTTCGGTAACACCTGATAGCGGCAAACAAGATATTCCATTACTACCTCCTGATAGAGATACATTACAACTATATTCCTTAACCAGAAAGTTGCCGCCGCTTGCAGGCTCAAATGTTTTATACCTTACAATATTGGATGGCGAAATAAATCGCATCCTGACCCTAACAGCAGTGGTTGTAGGTATAAATTGTGTGCTTACATTAACATCAATGATTGAATCAAACGAGAGACTAATTCGTCTATTTATGTTTTTTATAAGCACATTGCCACTCGTAAGTATATCTACTTGCAGTCTCAAATCTCCTTCGTAATGGTTTGAGCCACCTACGAACGAAATGTATTCCGTTCTAAGTGTTGATGTTGATAAGTTTAGCCTGAAATGTGCATTAAGGGCATAAGTTCCACCGGTGTTGAGACCAGTGACAAGGTTTGAGGCCGTTGTTGTAATAACTCTACTTGAATTTACCCACCCCTCACCATTCACATCAAAGCCATGCAATGAATGCGGATAATTAACACTCGAAGTCATAAGCCCCCAAGCAAGGCCACCACTGAGAGCTGATAGTGATGCAAGGTTAAAACTTCCGATTTTTACGCCAACAGCATTCCTGATTTGGTCATAAACCTGAATATGGTTATCTGCCACTGATGTGCTATCAGTTACAATACGAATGATATTTGCAAAGTTTAAAATCCCGTTGGTCAGGTCAAACTCAGTGCCTACATTGCCATCTCCGGTGAAATTGCTTGAACGAATGACATTACCAATCAGACTACCGTCAATCTCCATATCTCCGGCTGCCGTCCATGATATATTTCCATTAGCAAACGAGCCTGAACCATCTGCATTAAGCGCCCATCTGTTTGTCCAGATGGACTGATGATTGAAGTTTACTCCTGCGATTAGATTCTGCGAACCTAAGCTAAATACTGTATTACCACCGTTAAAACCTTTGATGCCCCAATCGTTGTTATTGTAGTTATAAATCAGGATTCTATTTCCTATATTTCGCCACATGCTTAACCGTTGGTTGTTGGCTAAGGAAACAAGCTCAACACCGGGAGTGGTGTCATTGGCCGATTCAGCACCTGACCACATACGAATAGAGCCAATATTAAAGCCGCCAATCACACCTTTTGTCGTTGATAAAGTCAAAGAGTTAATGTGGGTAGCCGTTACTACTGATGAACGAATCCAATCCGCGTCTATCAATCCGGTTACTATTTTTCCACCAGAAATTATTGTTGTGTTGTTTGTGATGGAGTTGCCTAATATTCCATCTAACTGATTTGGCAGGTCTTCTGGTGCTGGTGTCCAGTCGGTGACCTTATTCCCTCCTTCAAGTTTAATTCCTCGCACAGACACTGAACCAGAGCCAAAGCCGGGGTTACGTCGCCCTACAATAAAACGTTTCTGTGTTGTTGTTATGCTCTGTTTGTATTTTACCCAATAACGCTTCCAGCTACTTGTTAAAGCAACCTGTGTGCTCCCGTCACTTGCCGTGCTTGTATGTCCGGTTGAGCTGACACCTTGTGTTGTTGTTCCAGGACTGTAAAAATAGCAATGTATAACATCACCATTTACAGTTGATTTTGCTTCAAAGGATAATACATATTCATCACCTGTCACCGGGATAGATGACAACAAATTAACACCCTCTTGCCATGTAGTACTAAAACTTCCTAAGACGGTTTCATTCATGCTTTGATTAAGAGCTAAATTTCTACCCCCCACCTGAACAGCATCTACATCACTCTTTGTCGCGGCATTTCCTCCGGTAACGGTTATCCGCCCTTTTAGTGTTAATTGGCCATTTGTGTATTCTATGTATTCGCCAACTTTAGTGAGGTCACCTACCAACAGTTTATTAGTTAGAAATGAGTTCTCACTATACACACCCCATCCGTTCGCATTACTAATGCCGTTAAGGTTTCCGGATTGGTAATGTAACGTATAATTAGCGGGGCTGTCGGGGCTGCCTGTCCACGTCATCACACGGCTGTACGGGCTTCCTTGCTGGTCTAAAACTGTGCGTTCAATTACCCCACTGCCACTCGTCCCGTAGTCTAATATCATCGAACCGGCATAAACCGTTTGCCCTGTCATGCCGCCCGAATTAACCGTAATTGTGTAACGCTGTACATTGTTGGTTGTACTCACGTAGCTGGCCACGGTTGCCCATACATTTTTTATCAGCAAACCCCCACCGCTTCGGTCAAATAAACGAAGCAAAAGCCTGTCACCAACTGAGAAAACTTGAAAACCGGGGAACCCTTCTAACTCTTCTACATAGATTGTAGACGTAGTGCCGTTTGCTGTTGATGCCCAGTTCTGAGCCAGCTTAGCCACTGATTTGGTCAACACATCACTACCCACTAATGCTTGTGTTATATCGGCTGTAAATGCTTTTGCGCGTAATTCATTTGTGAAGACATGTCGGAAGTCTGCGTCCCCTGCTGCGGTTATCCTCCATCCTGTTAATTGTGACACATAGCTTGAAGAGCCTACGTATGAACCAAAAAGGCCGGTGCCGGTGGCGAGGATGTTGTTCGCAGAAACATCGCCAGGTGTTGTTATAGTACCAGTTTGGGCGTTAATTGCAACCGTTGTAACATCATTGTATTTAATGTTAAGTGCCTGAAAACCACTGCTTGAGATAGCTACTTTTTGGGTATTGTCTGTACGTCTCCAGAATAGTATATCTCTCTCCGTGTTTGCAATATTGTAAATAGTGCCTGTTACAAGTGCATTACCTGCAACGTGGAGGCGTTCGGAAGGGGTGGCGGTGCCAAGACCTAGCCGCCCATCTGCGCTAATTCTTGCAACCTCTGAATAAACATTATTTTTAGTTGTGTAAAAACGTATTGCTGAACTGCTATTATCTCCATCTGTACTTGCTACTACTCCAACAAAAGGATTTCCTGTGTTAAAGCTATTCCACCGTATCCTCCCTAGTATAGTATTAGCGCCGCCAACAGTCTCCCTCGTAAAAACTAAATCATTGCCGTACAAATCTTGCGATACGAGGTGCAGCATTTTTTCATGATTACCTTGGAAAGTCCACGCCCCAGTAACAGCTTCATTTACATTTCTCCTCAAATAATCCGCAGCAGCAACACCTCCTAATTGCCCCGCGTTATCCGCGAATGGCCTGTAATTATTTGTATATAACCGCTGCCCGCCTGCTTTCCACACGTTATCCGTGTCATATTCCAACTTGCTAACCTCAGTCTGCGTGTCCTTATTATAAATGATAATTCCTGAACTTACCGTTGCACCGCCCTGCCTTCTGTTGAGTTGCAAGTTTGCATCATCAACGGTAATTGTGTCGCCGAGCCAATGATTGACAGTCCCGTGGATAACCAGGTCCTTAACCGTGAAGTTTTCAGTTGACGAACCGTTTTTGTTAGCCTTTCCATCAAGCAAAGTATTGACTTGTGACTGGGTGTAATATCCTCCTAATAAGTCGCTCCACAGCACATAGTTCGTAAGGTCGGCTGTAATGGTGTTGATGTCATTTGCCGTTGCTACTTCGTATCCATTATGCATCCAAACACCAGCTGAACGGATTAATGCGATTGGATCATTTCCATCTATCCGGAAATATCTATTTTGAGCCCACACCGTTTGAAATCCACTTGTTGTAAGTTCAGTTACTGCTATGGAAGGGAAAAAGCTGGCACCAACTCCCGCTTTCGACTGAAATTCAATTTGCCAATCGGTTCTGGTGCTCCAGTATTTTGATAGGAAGTCTGTTGTCCATCGCTGATAGGTCAAATCGCCCGAGAGGTTGATGTTTAAAACCCAATAGGCCGATATGCAATCTACACTGTTGAATGAGGCTTTTAAGGTTACCGGGTGTTCATCGTCTATTATCTCATTGTCTGACCGGTTGATGTTCATGGTTATGTTGCGTGACACCAATTCCTTTGTGGTTCCACCGGCCGTTACCCCTTTTAGGACTGCTGATATAGTAACTTTCAAATCACCATGCAGCTTATGAAGTCTGCCATTTGCCGATTCACCACTGTGTTGGATTACGAATAAGTAGGGTAAATCAACTGCGTAGTTTTTTCCTATTGCAAGGGTAAAGCGATTGTTGGTTCCGGGAATACTGCCACCTACTAAAGTGTTTGTTGCTGACAAACGACCTATGTAAACCGATGGGATATTAGTGCCCCCCGATGCGCGCAATTGGTCTGACGTTCTCCATGTTGAATATCCGGCCGATTTTAGGGTAGATGAATAGGTGTTTCCGCCACCATTAAACAGATTAGATAATGGTTCAAGGTTACCAGCCTTCATTCTTACAGCTGAGACGCCTTCGTTTACTGTGCGGTTTTCAATAGTTATTTCCCGCGATATCGGGTCGATAAATATTGCATTGCCATCACTACTTACAGCTTTAAGAATAGAGGCATCAACCTGAAAGGCTCCAACACTACCCGATTCAAGATGAAACTTCTTTGCGTACAAATCCTCTGTGGTTAGGAGGCCTTTAACGTCAATCTTAGAAGCTTCAATGGTGCCACTCACTAGCAAGTGTCCGCTAATAGCCACATCGGTTGCATATATTTGCTCAGCAAGAAGCTGTGTGACTTCCACAGTGTCGGCATGTATTTTCGAGGTTGAAATTCGTCCCGGAAGTATTTCAGTAAATCCATAAAGTTGCGCAAAGGAGCGTTCGTCAGACACTTCACTGTTAAGATAGCCAACCAGGAGGTGATAATATCCGGCTACCTCTTCTAGTTTTATAGCAGCTTCACTAAGGTAAAATAGCGCAGTCTCATCGGTTTTGCTTGCTTTTATATACAAGTAATATGGTTTGTCGGCATTAACAAGCGGTGGCGAATTAAATTCTGCAACTGACCAATATCTATACTCTTCCGGAGCATAACTCCCCGACTTTAGCTCAGAAAGGCCGAGCGTCATGTGCTGAATAACTCCTCCTTCAGAAGTCAGAATTTTGTTTGAATTGTTAAAAGTAATAACATGATCAACCTGAATGGGGCTCTCTTTGCTCACCACGAATCTATACTGCAATGATTCGCTACCTACTAAAAGCGACATAGTTTGAACAAAAAGAGGATTAATCCCCTCGGTAAACCCTTCTATTGAGTCAGCCAGCATGGTCAGTGTTTCCATTGCCGACCGATAACGACGCTTACTAAAGCCAATAGCTTTACGGTGCAACTCAGCAGTAACAACCTCATTGGCTTTAATTCTACCGAGTTCACTAAAGATATTCCCGCCGATGGTCTGGTTACTCAGTTCTATTTCCGGAGAGTATGGGTTGTTAATAAAATCCTTGATACCCACGATTCGAATCAATACCGGCTCGGCCTGAAACTGATAGTCGGTGAAGCTTACATAGCCTCCAGGCACTATCTTTCCGCCTATATTCAGCCAGTCTGTTTTTGCCCAAATTCCATCCAACTGGCCTGTAAAGGTGAATCTGGGGTCTTCATTTTCATATAGATACTTAACAGCTTCGCGCAACATATCCCAAGATGCTCCAGTCTTATCCTGGTCATTGCGTATGTATGCATCTGGTAGTTGAATACCAAAAATGGCGTATTTCTGCCCTACTTCAGGCTTAAATATGTTATTAGGCAGTCTTAATCCATCTGCTTCTTGCGGAACTATTCTAAATAGTCTTTCGGAATGCACGTAGCTGTCAATTTCAAATTCACGACCAGCCAGCATGCCTTCCTGAAATACCACAGTCATAGTTTCTCCATCCATTAACTGATGAGCATAGTTCAAATCATGCGGAATGGATGCATCTTTGAAGTCGTACAGGTGTCGATTGGCATCCACAACAACAACTTCACTTACTTCGCCTACTCGCGATGGATAGATATGAGTGCAATCCAGGCTATCCTCAATTCCAGATATCAACGGTTTGTCGCTTCTTTGTACGGATCGTCCATCGCCACTTACAATATATTCTCTCCCTTCATATTCTATGGATTGCCCGGCGGGTAAGAGCAATTCCGGATTGCCATACTTGCTGCGGTCGATATTGCGTTCCCCTCCCTGTACATGCAATACCTCAACGGCACTCTTTTCATCGGTGTTACGGCGACCAAGCCCGGGTTTAAAGCCATTACCTTTACCATAACTTAGTGCCAAAGGATTATTCTTATTGTACTCGACCCGGCGCAAATGAATTGTTTTACCATCTATCTCCCATTCAGTCTCAAAGGTTTCGGAAATCATTTGCAGAGCTTCACGAAGATTAGTATGGTTATAGTTAACCAGTTTTTCCGGGGCGTCAATACAATCACCAACCAACCAACCGCTCTCACGCTCATTAAGGTTACTAACAACAAGTTGGATGTGTTGTAATGGGCGTGCGGTTAATGGAAATTTCAACAGTTTTTCAGCCGCATCCCTAATTTTATACTTAAGAAGATTTCCCTGTTCACTCTCCAGCTCAAGCGTGTAATGAAACTCGCGGCTATGATTTTTCTTAAAATTGTCTGGCTGATGAAGATAATATGCCCGGCCTTCGAACCACGTATATGCGCCCGGATGAATTTCTACATATCCAGGGTGCGAAAACTGAAGGTATAGCTTATCATCCCCCATAACCTGACGGAACCTGTAACTTCGGTCATCAACTTTTATATCAAGCGTGCCGCCTATGCCGTTATAATTGTGAAGTATCATATTTCTACAAACCTTAATGTGAAACCCAACTTAATTTTACGCGCGAAACTTCTTTCTTTCCGAATATTCAACATTGTACTGTAGTAGCAATTAATCACACTGTCATCAGCCAACTTTATCTGCAGTGGAGCTTTTACAGAAATCACTTCAAACAGGGCTGCATAGTTGTTCCAAAACGCCAGTATTGAATCAGCTATAAGAGTACATTCCATGTTTATTTGTTTTCCCTCCTTTTTCGGCATGAAGCCAGTATCCGATAGCGCTCCGGAGACGTTCGCAAACTCCTGCACCAGTCCTCTTTTTGGACTCCGAATTGCGAGTCCTGTGTTGTATATCTCCTGTACGATAATGCCATACGCTGACATATCAATGTTGTTAATTGTCACCCTGGATGGGTGCCCACTGCCTGAAGGTGCCCAAGTGCCATGAAAAAGGGCTTCGGGATTATCGTCCACATAATCAGCCGTGATGTAAGCGCTTTTCTTTCCCGATTTGTAGAGCCCACCCGAGAATTTGAAATCTGAAATTGAAGAGAATCGCAGATGAAAAGTCTTGTTAAACTCCCGCACATATATCTGGCGAACTCCTGCAGCAAAATGGATTGTTTCAAATGTGTTTAAACGGTTTTGAAACGATGTTTTATCAGGGGCTGATAAATAGTACACAATCCTTATGGCTTTTGGGCGAAATGTTAGCCCATCAAAATCAATTTCCTGCCCGTGATGCTCAAACCAATCATTAGATTGAGGCTCCCGGCGCGATGGATATAACACAAAATCAGAATCTCCACCCCGGATAATGAACATACCCAGAGATGCAATGTCAATTGTATCAATTATGCAAGCTCCCGTCATTGTCTTAGTTTTACGCCCCGTGTGTTTATATCATCAAGTGAATTGTGAACATTCTCCAGATAACGACAATACGCTGTATTTATCGCTATAACGTCGAGTAATGAGTACATTGCTTTATAGTACATTACTGACTCTCTCTGAAGACCAAGCATCTCGATGCTATTTTGATTGATTGTGTACACATTGCCACTTATGGCCATCACGCGCCCGTTGAGTTCGTCAATGCTGTCTTGTGAAGCCTGTGCAATACCCTTTGTAAAGCCGCTACGACCATCCGTATCTGCATATGGGTCAATGCCGGTTTCGTCCTTGATTTTCTCCTGTATTTTTTCCAGCCCCTGATTGTAAGCATCTACAAGCGCGGGATAATTATCCATGAACCATGCAAGCTCATCGGTAATGTCACCATCGCCATCAGCGCCAAAGCTTTGCTTCATCTTGTACTCTAACTGACTGAATAACGCTCCAAATACAGTATTGAAGAGTTGTTGAGAGGCAAGCTGTTCCATCATCTTCGCTACGTTTTCAGTCATCGTTCTGGCTGAGTCCGTGCCGCTACGAAACGCATCATCGAGCGCATTCTTCAGGTCGTTACCCAATGTTCCCACCATACTTTGAAGAATACTTTCCACCTGTTGCATTGCATCGGCCGCGATACCCTCCGCTTCTATAATTTGTTGGATAGTATCTCGTGCTTCTTTACTTAAATTCCCTGCTGAAAGCAGCGTTTCAGCCAGCTCCCTATTCAGATTCCCTGCTTCATCAACGAGCTTCGGATACTCCTTCAACAGATTGGAATAGATGTCTTTTGTACCTGTGGTAATACCAAGAAACTTCTTTTTCTTTACACCCGTTTTAACGGTTGCCTCTCCAAGTTTATCCGTTAGCTCTCTTTGCTTATTCAATGAAGCCTCATAAGCAGACATTCCTTGCGACAATGTGTTGGTCTGGTTATCAATAAATATTGAATCAAACTCCCCTTTTACATCTTTTATGGCCTTGATAACCGCAATGCTATAGTCAATAGCCTGTTTGGCGATACTGTAGTTAAAGTCTCTGATTTCACGATTAGCCTGCCTGTTTGCTTTTATAGCATCTCCAACAACTGTCAATAGCTTTTTGCCTCCTTCAACAATCATTTGCGGATCCCCCAACAGGGCACCGGCGGTAATCTCAGTCAGACCCCTCATGGTCTGGTCTAGCATTTGAAGTCCCTTTGCAAACTCTTCATCAAAAACAGATGCAAATTCGGCAATTGTCTCCATTGCTTTACTTGCGAAATCACCAAGCTCCTTCATCTTATTAACCGGCATTTCAGCCAGCTGGGCGTTTAATGCTTGAACAGCCATCTCAGTGTGTTCAATCTCAGCAGCTGTGTCGCCGCCTGCGTCTTGTAACTCCCTAAGTTTTTTAAGCCTTTTCTTAGCTCCATCAAGTTCAATTCGCAACAGGTTCTCCTGTCGATGAGTTTCGAACACTATACTACGATTCGCTATTTGTTGACGTTTAATGTCAATGGCTGTTTGGAAGTCAATCTGCTGTAAGGCTGTTTCAGTATTTATTCGCTGTAATTCCCTATTCCTGTCATGTTCGATTTTTGCTGCTGCCTCCTTAAGCACATCTTCCTGCACAATATTTTTCTTCAGCACCTTAAGTTGATCATCGTAAAAGCGATTTGTGTCAGATAGCCGGTTCTGAAGTTCGGTGCGATGCCTGGAGTTAACTTCGCTCCACACTTTTTGAACCTCTAGTGCTGCCGCCTGTTCCGCTAACGCACGGTCAGATGCATATTGCTTCGCTATCGCATTATCCAATACACTAAGTTTCTCACGCTGAGTGGTGGCCGGTTTGCCGGTGACTTTCTCAAGTGCTTCAATCTCTTTGAGCCTTTCAGTGATAACATTTTTACGCTTCTCGTAATCTGCATTAAGAGCTGCCAGCTTTTTCGCAGCTCCATCCTCCATAGCAGCAATAACTGCAGCATCAATTTCTTCTTGCAGAGAAACATTGAGCTTTCGCAGTTTATCGAAAGCCTCCTTTTGTTTGTTTTCGTCCTTATTATCTGGTGTAAGGTTCCATGCTTTTAGCTTTTCTTCAGCTTCGCGAAACCTCGACAATTGAGCTCTCCATGCTTCTGAACCCATTTCAATGTCACGCATAGCCTCTATGCGCTCTTTGGCATCCTGCTTCTGAGCCTCCCAATATGCCTTAGAGCCTTCAAGTAGAGTTTTGGCATTTCTCTGCCCTGCCTGAGCCAATGCATCCGCTGAAGCTGACTCATGCTTAAGGGCAGTGTCAATCATTATTTCCCAATTTTTTATATCCGCATCTATTTGCTTTTTAAACTCATCTTTTCTGCGGTTTTTGGCCCAGGTACCTGTTTCCATACCTTCATGCTGGAGCTGCTTAACAACTATGGTTTTGTATTTTTCTGCGGCAATCTCCATTAGAGCGATGCTTTTTGCCCTTTCCATGATGGCCTTCTTAAATGCCTCAGTTCCCTGGGTACTGAATATCTTCTCTGCATCATTTACGTTGTTGAGTGTTAGTCCAAGCTTCTCAAACTCCGAGCGATTGTCAGCAAGATATTTGTTCTGCGCGTCGATGTTTCCGTTTAACGCTTCATACCCTTTCTTGAGCTTGTTAAAAGAGGCCATTTGGCCTGCAGCAGCATCTGCCACAGCCGCATTTATTTTTCGCTGTTCATTGGCCGTTTGCCTTTGTTTTGACACAAACCTGTCGAGCAAAACCATTACAGCTGTAATGGCCACCGAAAGTCCAAGGGTGAGCGTTGCCATAAGCACCTTGGCAGCAACGGTTGAAATCCCTAGCGACGTTGCAAGCTTTAGGTTGGCACCCGCCCAAAGCTCCTTTGCTTTTCTTACTGTTGTGATACGAAAGGCGCTGGTTGAATGGAGAACATTAGATACTTGCATCAACCCGATACTAATGGCCATTATTCCCTGCAGCTTTGTTTGAATTGCGGCCATCTTTTCAGAGTCACCATTAAACAGAGCCATAGCTCCAGCTCCTGCCGACAAAGTTCCACTTAGTGCATTTAACCCATCCATGAAACCAGCCAATTGTGTGCCGCCGGTGCTTGCTGCCTTTTCTAGTGTTTGCATTTCACGATAGGCAGTTCCGAGTGTGCCTAATTGCGCCTCAAGCCTTCTAAACTCCTCAGTGTTTTCTCTCCCGGCCAGTCTCAGCTGAGCCATCGTGTTTCGGGTGTTCTGCATTTGTGTGCGCAAACTGCTCATTTTTGCAGCTGCCCCCTGGGTGCGTTTCTCAAGTTCGCTGAGCGCCTGCACTTCTCCTTTTAGCTCACCTCTCATTTCCCTTATTATGCCTAACAATCGCTGACGCTCGGCGGCAACTTTTGGGTCGTGAGTGGCGTGGTTTACCTTTTTGAATTCAGCCTCAAGCGGTTTTAGCTCAGCCCGTAATTGGGCTATAACCTTCTTTTGAATGGCAATATTTTCACGCACCTCCTTGTGAGTATCGTTCGCTGCCCTTGAAACATCACGCATTCCTTCACTGGCTTTTTTCGATTCAGTGTCGAGGTTCTGCTTCAGGCGCAGTTCTATTTCTACCGGTTGTAAGCTCATCGTCTGTTTTCAAGTATGCGTTTAATGTCATCACTGTTTTCAGCTATTGGTGCTCGTGGTTTCCCACTAACATACCTTGGCGCATCAGCACTCTCCATAAGAAGGTTTATCCAACTATCGCCCCAGAGTATTTGTTTTCTTGTATAACCCCGTTCAGTCATTATGCGACCAAATACACCCCACGGGCTATGAAGACCATCCATGTAGCCTGTTACCTCCCGTTTGCGTCGTGGCCCATATTCTTCGGATTCATCATCAGTTGTGTCTGATGGCAAAAGAATATGGTAATAGGTGTAAAATCCTGAGCCTTATTTAGCTCGTTGAGAATGATAAACATTTCGAGTATTTGACCATAAGTAGCCCTCCACATTATCCAATTGGATAACAAGCCTGCAAACCATCTAATCCGCCACTTGTTGTTAAGAATGGCTACAGATATGCACTTAGACATTGCTTCAGTTGCGGCTATAATGGCATCATGCTTATTAAGCATCACGGCATCCTCCAGATTGTGTGCTATTACAATTTTTGAAAACGCTAATATTGCTCCCGGGCGCAGTGGGCGTACCGTTAATCTGTTTAACCTCAATACGCGAATTAGAAAAGGGGCGGGCATCTTGAAACGCACGCCCCTGTCCATTATCCTGTCGGCTGCTGCCATTCTGGCGTCCATAGGCTACCAAATAATGTCAACATCCCAGTTTGAAGCTGCAACCAAAGCTTTGAACCGAAATGGGAACTTGCTTACTCCACCATAACCAAGGCTAAGATTTGTATTGACATACCCCTTGGCATTAGGGATTATGATTTCACCACCTCCTTTGAGTGTGAATTTCACAGCTTTGCTAAGCATAACTTTTTTTGCCGACTTATGAAATCTGGCATCAGGTGCGGCGCCTTGTTTTACACCTCCCAGTAGCTTTACAAGGTCATCATACCCGACCTTTATAAATGAGCCACTGGCAGTAATCCCGGTACCAATGATGTCGTAATCTTCGGCTGCGTCGTTCTCGTGTGAGAAAACTTCGCTTTCTTCCGGATCTTCCTCCGCAATCACCACCTCGTCATCGCGGAGCGTGAGCGGTTGTTTTTCCCAGTCAGCAGTGTCCAATCCTGCGGCTGATGTGATAGGGTCGGCAAAGTGAATTTCTGCTACCCTGGCTTTTAAGAGAATATTTTCTGCCATAATTTTGAAATATTAAATCGTTTCAATGATAAATTGACTAACACAGACAACAACAGCAGCCGAAATCCCCATATTTGAAACCACTGCCAACCGGTTGGCTCATAGGTTGTCTTTTCAACGACACCCATGCTGGCTTCAGTTAATTCCGATACTCTTCTTTTGTAAATAGTGAGTTCACGGGTCATTGATTCAACCATTAACTGTAGGCTGTCACATTGTGCGGTTATGGATATTACGCCCCCTGGCTTTTTAGTAATTGCTATAGATGCCATTGATTGTGGGGCACCTGAGATGTCCTGTTTGCTTGCTTTTGCAAAATAGCCTGCGCCATTTGGTAACAGTGCAAATTCCGATTCAGGCACCAATAGCTCAACCGAAGACCCGAACACAACAATTGGCTTAACATCACGGTGCACACTTTCTGAAATACTATCCAGCAATGATGTGTGCTCAGATTTTGTGGTTTCATGTAGTTCCTTAATAGGAACACACGCTATCAGCAGTATAACTGACAACATTAGAAATAGAATATTACTCTTCATGAGTGAGTGTTTTTTTTATGAGTTCTACAATGTTTTCAAGGTTTTCCGGATTTATTTTATCCAGTAATTTTAAGATCTTATTGTTGATGGTGTTTAAGCGCTTAACCTCTTTTCTCAGGAGATCTACCTGCGTTGATACAGATTCATATTTATCACTCATATCCTGAGCTGTTTCTCTCCATATCCTGATAGCTGCTTCAACATTTTGCAACTCATTGGTGCGTGCTTCAGCAATTGCCCTCTGTGCCTTTGCTCCAGCTTCCTTCCTTATTGCACGCAAGGTAGAAAGTGTTACAACCAAGCCACTCCCAAGTGCCAAATTCAAAATCAAGCTAATAATTTCAAACAGTCCAAGTCCCATACTTATGCCCTCCCAAAGTAAAGGTTGGCCTCATCCTCACGCCGCTTGACCAACCCTGGCAATACGCGGCCACCACCTTTATGCCAACGCATAAATTCATCAGCAATCAAAGGGTTGTTGGCATTTAGTTTAATCATGCTAAGGAGTGTTGACTTTCGGAAATTACCAGGACCAACATTGAAAACAAAGCTAACAAGAGCGTCAAATTGATTTTGACTGAGTCTTAACAGTTGATTGTTGACGGCGTTTTCAGCAGTTTGCAAATCATCTTTCAAGAGTTCTTCTGCCCTTTGTTTTGTGATTGTCATGCCTTGCTTGGCGGTGCGAGTGTGTCCATAACCAATCGTCCAAACGCCCGCCGGACATACATAGGCATTAAGCTTTAAGCCTTCGTGAGTAGTTATTAGTTGTACGCCTTTCTCTGAAGTTTTCATGAAGCGAGGAAATTAAAGGGGCAGTTGCTAATCACTGCCCCTTGAGTGATTTCTTTATTATGTGGCAGAGTCCTGGAGAATAGCCAACAAACCTTCTTTTCCATTCCGCATGGCTCTACCGCCGCAACGCAACAGAAATGAGTAGATGTCGCCGTAGTACAACGGGTCATTCTCACTGTCAAACACGTTGATTTCACCAAGTGCACGGCAAACACTGTTGTGGTGCCACGCCAGTGCTGCGGCCACATCGGTTCCAGCGCCGTTGGCCGACCAATCTTTTTTAGCTGCAGCTGCTGTGTATCTGGCTACGCGACTGCGCATCAGAATGTTGAAACTGTCAAGTTTGCCCACGATGCCATTTTTCACATCTACATTGCTATGAAATGCTTGTGCCTCATTGGCAGTCAAGCTGTCGAGCAACTGTCCGTACATTTCGGCATCCAATAACATGTAACGGCCTTCTTGTGGAATGTTCTGCTTGTTGAACTGGTTCATAGCCTTGCGAACATCCGCCTTCGTGATTAACTTGCGGTCGCCCGTGGCATCAGGCACGTGTGCACCTACTGCAGCGCCTGAAGTACGAATGGTGTTTGCTGCTGCAGGAAGCCACGCGTAGAGAATCCCCTCAGCAACCTCCTCGTGAAGCTTTGCGCGATCAGTTCGAATCACGCTTTCACGCTTATTGTAACTTAACTCAACCGTATCGGCATGCGGAATACGGATTGGGTCAGTAGTGTATTCATCCAAGTTGAACGTGAGGTCAATGTCGGTACGTGTTTCGACAGTTGCCGGGAACTCAGTCCTGTTTTTCTTCACTCCGGAAGCAGCTCCTGCATTGGGTATGTGAACAGTGCGTCCTTGGTTAACAAACTCATCCGCACTGAATGCTTTTGACAAGAAACTATTGTCGGCAAAAAGGCCTTCCACAATAGAACTCATCCAAATCTCTCTTTGAATTGCCATCTTTATTGGTCTTTTAAAAGGTTTTTAACTGCGAAAAAAAACGTTGCCCGGGCTAAGGTTTTTTTCCAAATTTTTTCTCAAACTTTTCGGCATACAAGTCCGGGTGCTTGTCTTTAAGCATTACCAGTCTGCCGCTTTTGTCCAGCTCATCCCATGAGGCTTTTTGCATATCGGAGAGTTCGGTCTTTTGCTGCTGTTCAATTTGCTGTGTCACGCTGGGACGTTTTGGCAAACCTTCAAGGATGGCTTTAGCCTGACCAAAATCAGAATCAAAGAGCTTAATAAAATGCTCACGGGCATCGGCATTAATGCGTCCATCTTTAATAGCCTCATCAGTTAAAGAGATGGCCTTAGCCTTTTCTTTGGTTTTTTCAACTTGACGGAACTCTTCCAGACGTCTGGTTAGTTCTGTGTTGTTGTCGGTCAATTCCACGTTGCGGTTAATCAACGCCTGTACGGCCTGTTCACGCTCATTTTCGGGCGCGTTGTCGGCCAGATTTAACATTTTGTTTAACAATACACTCATCTTATTTTTAGTTGGTTCTTGCAAATCGAAAAGCTTTATCAGCTGAGATGGGTCTTTTAGATCCATTTTGTTGCCTTTGTGGTCGTAAAACACAAGCGCGTTGTGATTGCCTCCTATCGTAACAATACTGGCCTCACGCACTTTCCATTTGGTTACAGTGGGATGTTTTTGACCCGGCAACATGTGCTCTGGAGCGTCTGAAAGTTCAGTGGGAGGCCATGCCCCAATGCTTGCAGCACGTAAAAAGTCATCGGCCACTTTTTGTGAAACCTGTTTGCCTCTGTCATCCTTGAGGTCGAAAACCGGGTCGGCCAATATCTTTCCATCCTCTTTACGAATGTTTTCCCATCGTCCAATCGGTAGTGACCAGTCGTCATGGTTATATAACATCACGGGGTTTTTAAGAAACTCGGTAAGGTCAGCACCATCGGTCAGCATTCTAAAACCATGGGTGTTTAGAGTTTCATCGTGAAGTATGAATGATTTTTTAGGCATGTCTCGCTCTTTTTCCGGCTAAGAAAAATAACCGCTCGCAGCGTTACAAAAAGTAGTGCAACGCATGCACTAATCAGTGCAACGTATGCACTGCTTTTCCCAAAAAACAGGCTCATAATGTAGTTTAGCCACAAAAACAGATGTCAGGACTAACGAACAATCAAAAGAAGGAGTGGGCGCAACAGTTATACACTCGAGAAAACCTAACTCAAAAAGAGATTGCGGAAAGGGTAGGTGTTAGTGCTGTTACCATTAACAAGTGGGTAAAAAAGGAGCGCTGGGAGGAAATGAAGGTGTCCATTACTTTGACAAAGGAGGAACAACTTAAAAATCTCTACCGCCAAATTGCCGAGCTTAACAAGTCAATTCTGGAGAGAGAAGACGGTAAGCGGTTTGCTACACCTTCTGAGGCTGATTCGATTGGTAAACTGGCCAATGCCATCGAAAAGATGGAGACTGATGTTGGTGTGAGCGACCTGGTTGAAAGCTTCCGGGTGTTTACCAATTGGCTGCGCACGTTTAACCTTGAAATGGCAAAAACTTTAGTGCCCCTTATGGATTCATTCATTAAAACACGCATCAGGTAATGGCCAAAAAGAGAATTAAACAAGCTGACCGTGCAGCTCTCAGTAATTGGGAGGAGTTCCGAAAAGAAATTATGGAGTCTACCATGGTAGACAACAATGAGTCGGAAGCGGACAAGCGTGCTCGTATTGCAAAACTTGAAGCCGATGATGAAGCGTGGTTCAAGTATTACTTTCCCAAGTATTATAAAAACGAACCTGCTCCCTTCCATAAAAGAGCCACTAAGCGCATTATGGTAAACAACCGGTGGTACGAGGTACGTGCGTGGAGTCGCGAGCTCGCTAAATCAGCCCGCGCAATGATGGAGTTTACAAAGCTGGCCATGACAGGAAAGCTTAGAAATATTCTTCTGATTAGCAATAGCCAGGATAATGCAGAGCGACTATTAATGCCGTTTATGCTGAACCTTGAAAGTAACGGGCGATTAATAAACGATTATGGCACACAAGAGAAGCCCGGCAACTGGGAGACAGGTGAGTTTACCACCTTGCAAGGTGTAGCCTTTCGTGCCCTTGGTGCCGGACAGTCTCCAAGGGGAACACGAAATGAAGAAATAAGGCCTGACGGCATATTGGTTGATGATATTGACACGGATGAGGAATGCCGAAATCCAGACCGCATCAAGAAGAAGTGGGCGTGGATTGAAAAAGCGCTTATCCCAACTGTGTCAGTAAGCGGAAATTACAGGATACTCTTTAATGGCAATATAATAGCAAAAGATTGCTGTATTACCAGGGCTATGGAGAAAGCCGACCACGTTGACGTGGTAAACATTAGAGACAAAGATGGTAAAAGCTCCTGGCCACAGAAAAACAGCGAGACTGACATTGATAAAATACTAAGCCTTATATCATCCATTGCAGCCCAGCAAGAGTATTTTAACAATCCGGTGAGTGAAGGGGATGTGTTTACCGAAATGGTGTGGGGCACAGTACCACCACTTAACCGGTTTAAGTTCCTGGTTGCCTATGGCGACCCTGCACCCAGCAACAGTAAAAACAAAAAAGGCTCCTTCAAGGCAAATTTTCTTATCGGATTTTATCAAGACAAATATTACGTGGTAACCGGATTTCTCGACCACCCTACCAATGCAGAGTTTGTTGAGTGGTATTATGACATTAAAAGCGCAGTGGGCGACAAAACACAGGTGTATAATTACATCGAAAATAACACGCTACAAGATCCATTCTATGAGCAGGTGTTTATTCCACTGTTTGCCACTGCTGCAAAGGAACGGGGCTTTATAGGCATAGTGCCCGACACACGCAAAAAACCAGACAAATTTAGCCGCATCGAGGGCAATCTAGAGCCACTGAACCGCATGGGCAAACTCATTCTTAATGAAAAGGAAAAAAGTAACCCACACATGCAAAGGCTAGAAGACCAGTTTTTAATGCTTGACGCAAAGCTGAGCGCTCCGGCTGATGGCCCCGATTGTGTAGAGGGAGGTGTGTGGGTTATCAACCAAAAAATGGCCGAGTTATCTCCAGGCAATTTCAGCATTGGCCAAAAGGCCGCTAACAATAAACGCTTTTAGGATATGTTTCTCACAATTGATGAATTAAAAACACACCTGTATCAGGAGAACATCAACGTGATTGCACGTGATGATGAGGCTTTGGTTATGGCTGCCATTGACGGAGCCGTGCAAGAGGCCAGAGGGTATTTGGCCGACTATGACCGAGACGCCATATTTTCTGCTTCAGGAAACATGCGTAATATGCTGCTGTTGATATTTGTTAAAGATATTGCAGTGTGGCACTTTATTAATCTTTGCAATGCAGGCACTGAAATGCAATTGCGACAAGATAGATACGAACGTGCTGTAGATTGGTTAAAAGCTGTTCAGAGCGGAAAAGTTTCACCAGACCTGCCGCGAGCAATTGTTGACGGAAAACCAACAGGAGGCATTATTCATGGAAGCAATCCAAAACGCAATCAACATTTTTAGAGATGGCAAAGAAAACAGCAGACCAACAAAAGCTGGTAATTAACCAGCTAATTGTGCGCCCTCCTCAGCGTAAAACAAGTGACGTGGGATTGTGGCGCAATGCACTTCAAAGTGCTGACAACGGAAGATTAAAACAGCTATTTGAACTATACGAGGACTTAAGTATCGATGGTACATTAAGCGATGCTGTAAGTAAGCGAATAGAGGCTGTAACTAATAGTGAGCTGGTGTTTCAAAATGCCAGAGGCGAAGAGGTATCAGAAATAGTTGATTTAATGGACACACTTGATTTTGAAGAGCTGATAACTCAAATTATGCATGTCAGGTTTTGGGGGCGTGCAGGTGTAGAGTTCGACTTTTCACAGGGATTCAAAGTGACCGAAATTCCCAAGAAGCATATTGATGTATCTCGCGGAATCATTCTCATTAATGATACGGACGAAACTGGAATTCCCTATTCACTTGATGACAACCTTTTGGTGCTTGGCAAAAAAAGAGACTTTGGGTTATTCCTGAAAACTGCACCATTTGCAATTTGGAAACGCGGCGGATTTGGTGATTACGCTCAATGGCTGGAGATATTTGGCATGCCCCAACGTGTGGGCAAATATTCAAGCCATGACCCAGAGAGCCGAAAACTCCTCGAAGAAGCAATGAAAAAAGCAGGCTCAGCACCCTGGATAGTAATACCAAAAGAAACGGATGTTGAAACTGTAAACAATACCGGTAACGGTAGCAGCGGCACAAGCTTTAATGACTTTCGCAAAGCGTGCAATGAGGAGATTTTGATTTCAATACTTGGGCAAACACTCACTACCGTGCAGGGTGAAAAGGGCGCCCGGTCGTTGGGCGAAGTGCACAAAGAAGTGGAAGAGGGAAAAAACAGAAGCGACCTGCGTTTTGTTCAGCGTGTACTCAACCAAAAGGTATTGCCTATACTTGAGAAAAGAGGCTTCCCAGTTAAAGGAGGCTGGTTTGTTTTTCCCAAAGCTGCCAGGGAGCTTGATGTAAATGAGATAGTGCAATTGAGCGACATCATGGAAATACCGGCTTTGTTCCTGCATGAAAAATTTGCCATCCCAATGCCTAAAGATGGTGAGCCTATAGCCAGAAGGCACCAACAACCTCAAGTTGTTATCCAGGAACCACAATCGGAGCCAAAGGGAAAGGAGCCTGATGCGGACAAAAAAGAGGTTAAAAACAGTGACCGCTCATTTTTATTGCGCTTGTGGGATTTTTTCGCCTACGCCCCGGCTCTGACCGGGGCTACCGCAAACCATCTCACGCAACTGATTGACGGCGATTTTAATGACCGCCTGATTGGCCGTATTGACGGCAAACAAACCTTTGATGTGGAACTGTTCCAATTCATCAGCAGTGACCTTATTAAAGCACTGGACGATAAGCCCCAGCAAATGGCTGATTTTGGGTTTGTATATCAATACCAAAATGATGCGTTTCGCACAGCTCAGGAACTGAATGTATTTCAGTTTTCAGCAGCCAAAACCATTGCCGAAATCAGGCTTCTTAACCAACTTTACCGTGAAAGCAAATCGTTTGAAGAATTTCACCAAAAGGCTTCAAAAGAGGTTGATGTTTTCAACAAGAAATGGCAGCGCACAGAGTATCAGACAGCTACTAATGTTGCGTCTTCATCAGAAAATTATCACAGGCTTATCGCGAAATCAAACCTTTTCCCCTATTGGGAATACAAAACAGTTGGTGATGATAAAGTAAGGAAGGAGCACGAAAAGCTGGACGGAATTATTTTGCATTACAGAGACCCGCGATGGGAAAAAATTTGGCCTCCAAATGGATGGAAATGCCGTTGCTATGTAATTCCAAGAATGAAACATGAGGTGGAAGGTATTGTAAACATCAAGGCGAACCAAATTAAGGTTGACCAATACCTGCAGTCGAAAGAGTGGGATAAGATTGATAAACAGGGGTTCGGCGGAAACAAGGCTGTTACGGCACAAATTTTTACTGCCAATCAGAACTATATTGCTAAATTCCCACAACAGGCTCAAAAGCTTTTAAAGAATGTAAACTTTAGGACTTTTGGTCTTGGTTCCTTTGAAAAGAACAGGGCTAATAAAACAGATAGTTACGAGCCGTATAAAGGTGATGCAAAGAGCTTCTTAAACAACATGGAACATGAGGGGGATGCAATACTCTTCCGTGATTTCAATGACAGGAAGATTGCATTTTTTGAAGCTGATTATCTGTCCGGGCATGCGGACAAATACTCTGAACGTATTGCTTATTTTCCGGCATTGAAAAATGCCTTAAAAGAGCCAGATGAAGTGTGGATAACTACCACCAAAAACAATCTGAACACATACAGTTTTATCAAGTATTACAACAATGTGAGCGTGGTAGCAATTGCTGAGGTAAAGCATGGAAGTGTTTACAGAATACGAACATGGTTTCCTATTAACGAGAATAATAACAAGGCTCTCCAGTTGCGCCAGGGATTGTTAATCAAAAAAGAGAGACAGCCTTAGACTACCTCTCTTTTTAATCGGGATTGTTGGCAATACGCTGGTCTTATTCAGCTGTCAGTGCCCCTCCTCCCGTGGTTTATGGAACTTCCTTACCCGCACTGCCAACTGGTACAAATATAAACACAATTCACCGATATGTCAACATTTGCCGACCTTGAAAAGTACCTGGAGCAATTACCCGACAGGGTAATGGATGATGTGTCACACCTGGTAGCAGAAACGGCTACTGAATATTTCAAAGAATCATTTCGAACCAAAAGTTTTGATGGTAATCCTTGGAAAGATGGAGTACCTAAACCCACAGGTTCGCTAATGATTGAAAGTGGCAACTTGCAAAACAGCATAACACCGGCTATAATAACACCTGAACGCGTAGTGATTAGCGCCGGAAATGATAAGGTTGATTACGCCCGACCACACAACGAAGGATTCAATGGCTCAGTAACTATCAATCCTTTTCGGCGCAAAAACGGACAGGATGTGAAGCAGCATACCAGACAAATGAACATTCCGCAACGCCAATTCATGGGTAATGCAAATGAGTTGGCAACAAGGCTGATTGAGCGCATTCAGCAATATTTAAAAACCATTTTATAAATGTTTAAAGGCATGAAAAGAATTTATATCCCGATTAAAAACAGGCTGAAAGCAGAGATAAGTCAACTGCGTTGGATTGATATGGATACAGACCAGATGAATTCAGCTTCGCGACCGGCTATTGCTTTGCCAGCTGCATTAATAAATATTGACATTGGCGACTGCCAAAGTTTGGCAGATGAAATACAGCTGTGTAGGGGCACTGTTTCAGTAACCTTGGTGTTTGACAACCCTGGGCCAACATCAGCCAATACACCTGAACACGTGATTGATTTAAGCCTTACACCTTATGATATAATTGGTGATGTGCATAAGGCTTTGCAGGGGTTTGATACGGAAGAGTTTGAGGCATTAAGCCGCATAAAGCAAGGTAAAGTGCGGAATCGGCATGGGTTATTTCAATATGAGATAACCTACCGTACTGTATTTGAAGATTAATGTGTACTGTAGCTTTTTTGCGAAAGCTCCTTTTTGGCATTGGTTGCGAGGTATTTGTAATAGGTGCGGCGACTAATGGCAAAGGCCGGGGCGATGTATGACCGGTAAACATGCTCCTGGCTTACGCCGTTACGAGTGTGTTCAACCGTTATCTCCTGTATTTTTATGATGCGTAACAGTCGGTTTTTGTGGTTATAGGCCATTTGCTTGTAAGTCTTTATACAAATATAACAAAACTAAAAAGAGGCTGCCTTTTTAGACAGCCTCTTTTTATGTATCTGAAAAGAATGTTTACTTCATAAAAAAATTAACATTGTTTGAATTTTTGGTGTTTACCACAACCCAACTCTTTTTCCCATTAACATTATTGCTTTCTGCAACAACGGTATGATTGCTTCTGGGGGTGTTTGTAAACTTAACTTTACCCAAGGCGTCAGCTATCCCTTTCTTGGTGTAAATTACTTCATCTCCTGTCGTTACATGTTTAAAAACACCTTCACCAACATAGTTGTAATGAACAGTAAACAACCCTTCCTGATCACCTCCGTTTAGTGTTCGAAACTCAAAGTTTTCAAAATAGTAAACATTTGAGCCACTATCTCCAGTTTTCACTTTGTTAGCCATTAAGTCCATTTCATATTCAACGGTAACGATTAACACTGTAGGGTCTCCTTCTATTAAGTTTATTTCATCAGTATCTGTAGAACATCCTAAAAACAACAAGACACTAACAATTGCAAATAAATTTCTCATATCTAATAAAATAAAGGGTTAAACTAATATTTAAATACGAATATTTAAGAAAAAGGTTCAAAAAACTTCATCTTAATTGGGTTAATGTGCCAACAAAGTGTATAGCGCATTAAAACGTCGCTATACACTGCTGGTGGCGGTTCCTCTTGCGATGTTTTGTGCGCCTAATATCTTTTATCAATTTCTTTACTTCTGTGTAATGCGCATCTGTCATTCTAACAGCATCAGCATCGTGGTTGTCTATCATTTCTTCGAGCAAACTAAGTGAACGTATAAGCAACGAACCGTTAACAACAGGTTTATTCAATTGCTTGCTTTTGTGCTTATTAATAATCTTATCTGCTTCTTTGAAAATTTCTTCTTTATTCATACTTCATCGTTTTAAAATCGCAACTAAATAAACCTGCGAACCGTTAGCATTCAGCTTAAAGACAGCATCACATCAGTTATAGTGTGATAAAAATTTTGAAGCTCATGGACATATTTTAACTTTATAAAGCGATGACCTTCAAAACCGAAAGTATAAGTATCATTCCATTCGCCTTTTTCAAAAGGTTTTGATAATACAAAATCTAAAATCATTCCACCGCTTTTAAAATCTTTGCCTATGTAGCCGTTTTTGTAATCCTTATCGGAAAAGCCAAACTTTAACAACCATTCTTCTGTTAGTAAGATTGGCGAATGGTTTTTATTAAAATCATCTGGATTTTCAGTTAACCATTTCAAATCTTGCCAATCAATTATAGTGTGAGAAATTCCTTCTCCTGTATCATAATTTAAAAGACTTCCTATTCTTAATTCATGGACAGAAAAAGCCGAAATGCTAACACTATGTTTATGCAATTGGGGTTTTTGTGGTGTATTCATCTGTTTTACAATTTATTAAGTTACTACTGTTTTGACAGTGCAGTGGTTTCTATTCCCCAACTGCACAAACATTTACCGTTGGCTAAAACAGCGTGGTTAAAAAATCAAGTATAAAAGCTCCACTTGCCAGTCCGCTTACTGCGCCAACCGATGCACCTCCGGCATATAGAAACCGGTCAGCCCAAGTGCCCAGGGCGGTGCGCTTCACGTTTAGTGTCCATACCAGCGAAATGGTAAAGGAGGCTAAGAACACACCTAAATAGATTGCTTTGGCAGTGAAGTAGGTGTTTACCACCACAAAAAACACCTGAATAAAACCGGTGATGAATACTGATATTTTAGATTTCATTAGCGATGTGTTTTGTGTTGTAATCTATTTCAATTATGCTCAGACCCCGATAAAAAACTCCTAGAGAGCGTTGAGCTTTGGCGGCCTCTTCAGGTGTGTCGAACCGCCATGCGCGGGTACGGTCAAGGGTAAAATCTGCTACACCTTTTATGCACCTGCTAAAATAGAGGTTGCCGTCAGGGGTGTGTTTCACAAGAACATAACGAAAGTTTTTGACGTCCTTTGCGCCAAAGAGAGATAGTAGTGTCATAGCTTTTCAAGTTTTCGGTATATCTCAACGCGTTCCCTGGTTAGTTTTATCCGCTTGCGCAGTGTCCGGTTAAAAGCTTCGCCCGGCATTGCGGGGAGCCTTAACATTTTTAATTTCTCTGTTATTTCGGTAAGCCTGTCATGCAACTCTTGCGATGAAAGTGGCTTGTTATTTGTATCTGATTTATTCATACATTCGTGTTTTAATTGCCTGTTATGGGCGTTTGCTGTTCCAAAATGGCCGGTGCGCTGCCTCGCACCGGCTTTTTTTAGTCTTCATAAGTTTTATCCCATGGTTCGGGACGATGGTGTGTAGGTTGGTTTGGTCGTTTGGATGCTTTGATGTCGCCAATGATGCACACCGCTAAAACAAGCACAGCTCCTGCCAGTATTATTATCTCAAAAGTTGTCATAGCGCATCGGTATTGATATTTTCTCCTTCCGGGAAATCAACACTTGTAATAGAGAGCGGCACCCCTTGTGCTTTTCCGATACTGTCTTTTACCGATGCTTCGATAAAGTAGGCACTACGCACCGGCTTGTAAGCTTCGGATATGATTTTTACGCCATCCCGAAATGTTTCATCGTTGATGTCATCGGCCATTTTCTGAAGCTCCAGAACACGGTTTGCTTTAAGGTTGCCTTTGGCGTCCTTTTTTAACAGGTTCTGAATGATGCGCACCAGCTTTGCAGTGTCCTCATCTTTTGCCAGGCTTTCTATGTAGCTGTTCACTTTGCTTATACCGGCCTCCACGGTATCGTCCCATCCGTCAACTACCCGGCATCCAATGGTGATGGTGTGCCCGGCATCATCAGTAAAGGCGTGTGATTGCTGCCCGTCTTTATAGTTGTAGAGGTCTTTTTTCAACTCTAACAAGGCGGTGAAACTGTTAAACACATCGGCTTTGGCGCGGCTCAACAGCGATGAGATGTTCTGAAGCTTCAGAATGTTTTCGCTTACTGTTTTTGCAACCAGGTCGCGGTAATTCTCGCGCTCTTTGCGGCGGTGTTCCCTTTCGGCCTGTTCCTGCGCCTGTAATTGTTCCATTAGTTTAGCCCGCTCCTGGGGGCTGATGGTGCTTACATCTATCATTTTCAAAATTTTTAAAGGTTATACTTCGAACATTGGGTTCTGGACACAATATCCCATTGATATAAGTTGCTTACAGTATTTTTCAGCAATTGGGGTCATTTCTCTCGACTGTTTCACGACATAACGTTGGCTTGTCACAATCTTACAGCCGTGTTTTCTTAGTTTGTGATGAAGGCGATATCTGAGCCTATTTCGCTTTGTATCTTCCATTTTCTTAGTCTTTTACATACATCGAAGGCATTGCTTTGCATAATCGCTCTATGGCATCTTCGGCGGCAGCTTTACTCGGGTACCCGGTTGACGCGCCAAATTTTGCCCAGCCTCCGGTTATGGTGTATTTAACTATTCGCCATATTCCTTTGCGCGGGTCATATTGAGCTCGCAATGGTTCTATACCTTGTAGCCTCATTTGGTGTCGCTGCTCTTTGTTCATTTTGTTGTTTCTTTAGGTTTAACTCCATGATTATTTTCTCGTAAGTTTCTTTTGTGGGCCAGGGATTTTTCTTGAGAAACACTTCCAAGATGTTAACCCTTTTAAATGTAGTGTGAAGAAACAATTCACATCCACGCATAAACGATTGTGCCCACCAGTACCAAAACACGTTGGATGTCATAAAATCTTTTGCGTTATAGCCCTGAAACTCTATGCCACTCTCAACATAAAACCGCTCTGCAGTTTCGCATCCTGTTTCAAAAAAGAGCATCAGATAATCCTCACCGCTCAATCCTGTGCGATTGCATATTGCAGCCTCAATGTTGTTGGCTCGTGTTACTATTTCATCTGTTTGCATAAGGTTAGTTTTGAAATTGCATAAAATCCATATCGTCATTCATCAGCTCGCCGGTGCGCTTGAGCGTTTTTTGCTTATCCAGAAAAGCGTAATAAAGAACCTTTAGTTTGCTTACCGGAATCTGGTTAAAACTGGCATACCCATCACCCGCACTGCGCATTGCAATAGCCTTCACGTACTCTGTATTGGCTTTTCGTCCGGTTAATTGCAAGTAGCCATAAATCGAAGCCATTACACGTTTGCGCCATTTGTCTGAATCGTTGTTTAATTGCTGTTTAAGAAGCCTACAAACCTCCTGCAATTGGTCTATGGTCATTTCCTTTGAGCTCTCCACGCCAAAGGCCGCAAGCACTCCCATCCGAGCCTCATCACTCATATTGAGTTTTGTGGCAAGTGTATGATACAAGCGTATAAGTTGATTTTTTGCGGCAAGCTTTTTCATGATACATGTTTATTGTTACCAATATCTGGCGGCTCCCTCTTCCCAAATGGTGTAAGGCTCGCCGCCGCCGTACCGAGATTTTGCAAAGGCCTTGAAGCCTTCAACTCGTATTTTAACGTTAGCCAGATACTCGATTGCTTTACCAACACGGCCGGCAGGCTGTTTGCCTTCTGCATGTGAGATAAATACAAAGAGTTTCCGGGGGTTCTCATCAATAATTTTCTTTAGTTGGGCGTAGGTTTTGAACGTGAACTGCAAGCTGTCGATAAACATGATATCGGGACTTCGTTGTTTTTTTATCCGCTTCACTAATTCATCAATGGGTTCTTTATCTAATAGCTGGATTCGATTTTCAACATCTTCCATTCCCTCTTCTATGAATGCTTTCTGTAGTGACAAGCTTAACCCCTCCTCAATACTATCATATGCCACTCGGCCAAAGCGCGTCATATACTTAGCCAACCTTACAGATAATCTGGTTTTTCCATTGGCAGGCGGCCCAGAAATAATCCAACATCCTGTTCGCTCTGGCCTTCCAAAACACGCCTCAAATTCACCATCAAAGGGCATCGAATTAAACCGCTTTGATTGAAGTTCTTTAATACTTACTGCTCGTTGGTTTGCCATTTATAACACTGTTTAATGCCTGTTTAATCAGGCGCTAAGAACATATTTAAGACCTTGTATTTTTCTCTTTACTCTGCGCAAATCATACTCGCTGTCTTCAATCACCTCACGTATGCGTACTTTATCTGTAATGCCATTGGCCACACAAACGGATGTGATGTCTGATGTGTTTAATCCCTCCAGTTCGATAAATTTTCGCCCAATGCGGCTGTAGATTTCCTTGTAGCCTTTTTTATTGAGTTTGAGCCCTCGTTTGATGCGTTTTGCCAAATGGTCAGTGGCGCATAATACTATTGCGCAATGGTCTTCCAATTGGTTGTAAAGGGTGATGAAAAAGTATAATACCTGGTCGCTGAGCTTATCGGCCTCATCCATTATTATGAGCGGATGTTGTTGGGTTTTAAGTGCTCTTACCACTTCGCCCATCATCTCGTTAACGGTGTAACCGGAATAATCGCGACCCATTGCTGAGAGTAGCTCCTGCATAAAGGTTTTGCGATTCCAAAACTCATTGCATTGCAGCAGATAGGCTCTTTTGTGTGTTTCTGCATAATTGCGCAATGCAAAGGTTTTCCCGGTTCCGGCATCGCCTACCACGGCAAATACGGTACTGCTGTTTCGTGCCCTCTCTAAAATAGTGTTGAGCAATCTAAAATCGCCTGTCTCAACAGAGACCCACTCGCTTGCACTGTAACCAATCTGACTGGCTATATTGCGCCACATCTCATCGGCAATCAAATCCCACTTATAGTTTAATACCTGTGAGATGGTGGCCGAGCTCACATTTTTTAGGCTCTTCGACGCCTTATTTTGGCTCTCGAACCGTTCTACATAGCATGCCAGTTTTGTGGCAATTGCTTGTTTTTCCTTTTCATTCATCATAACTTTGCGATGTTTAGTTGAACCCTCGCGTGGTGTGCGGCACCAATATCGCGGGGGTTCGGGTTTTTAATATAGTTTGCTATACAATTTTTCCTCGTCATTCAAATCGGGCACTTCGTTGCTAATGGCTTTCTCTATTTCGCCAATATCAATCTTTGCCACTTTTCGTTTTTGTTTTTTCGGGTTCCTTTTAGCACTTTCAATGCCTTTTAGTGCCGGAGACACCAAGCCGTGTTGTTCGGGTAATAGGTTAAATTGCTCCAGTACTTCATTGGTTTTATCGCGTGTGGCTATGCGAGCGGCTTTGTTGGCATTGTTTACCTGTGCCAGGAATGAAGCTTCGTGCGCTTCGGCCTCCTGCTTGCCACGGTGAACTGTGATTTTTTCGTCTAATATTGTTACATATTGCAAGCCGGTAGGCGTTTCTTTAAACACACAAATGGTGCTCATATCCTCGGGGTCGAACTTCACAATAAATTTGCGGTCGATGTTGGAGCGGTGCCACTTCATATCTGGCATGCGGTTTTCATCGTATTTGACGTAAGTATGTTTGCGCTTTTTCTCAGTAATGGTTAATCCATAAGCGGTGTACATAACTGTGTTGTCGCGCTGAATCCAGAACAAATCAACCATTTCGATAAACCCTATGGCCGGTGCTTTTGGGTTATGGCTTTCCAGGTACATCTCGATTCTGGGACGGCCTGTGAGTGGGTGTGGTGCATGGTTCCACTCGTTGCGAAGCTTCACATACTCAGCCATCATTTCGTTATAAGAGGGCAGCATGTGTTTGTTTGCCAGGATAAACTCTAAATTAGCCTTGCTTTCAAGCTTTTTAGCTGTGATATTCTGTCCTGTAAAAGACCATTTGCGGTTCAAAAAATGCTGCTGAAAACGTCCGAAGGCACTCTCAATTGTTTTCGATTTACCGTTATATGGCTGCGTGCGTATGCTTAGGTGACTTAGTTTTGTGAGGAAATCGCCACTTTGTAACTTCTTGTGTCCTCCCTGGTTGTCGTACCGGCACTCGTAAGGTCTGTGGCCTGAAAACTGAACAGCCATCTTAAAGGCCGAAAACTGTGCGGAAAAATCTTCGCTTTTTGATACATGATAACCGAGAAACACCTCACTGTACGCATCCATTACCTCGTAAACCTGTGTGGTTTGTATTTTACCATCCTCCATGTAAAAGAGGTTCAGCTTTGTTCCATCGCTGTACCACAAACTGTCGCGCATGGTTGGCAATTTGGTTGAGTGCTGATAGCCATATTTTTCTTTAGCTTTTAGTTCGCCGTAGCGGTGGCCATACCACTGTTCTTTTATTTCCGGCTGATAGATGTAGTTACGTATTGTTTTCTGGTCATCTACGGCTTTCCATCCGCGCTCATCGGCCAGTGAATTGAACTCCTCCCATAGTTGCGTCATGGTTAGCTTCTCTATAGGCGATGCCCAGCGAGCCAACAACCATGCCTTTGCCACAGGTGTGAGTTTTTCTGTGTTCGCATTGCCGGTACCGCCATGCACCAGTGAGGGATAGCTTTCTTTCATATACCTGTCAAACTTATTGCGCAATGGGCGTGGTTTCTTAGGTAGGTTATGAGGAATCTCATCTGAACGAATATCATTAACCATCTCTGATATGGCATCCCACATGTTCTGTTTCCGACCTCCCATCGTGCGACGCCATGCATTCTTTGTTTTTATAAACAAATCGATTGCGTTCAGCACATTAGCATTCGCATTGTACTCTCGTCTCTTTTCTACACTTAGTGGTTCTCCATCCGGCTTCACATAACCATTAAAGTATTCCAACGCGTTTAAATCCTGTTCAATCAAAGTTTTAATTCTGTTTTGCAAGGCAAGTTCATAAGGACTTTTACCTGCACAATTTTTCCTTATGCGCATCCTTAAGTCCTCTGGCATACTGGCATAATCTATCATAGCACGTCGTCCGTTGCCACCTCTTACCACTAATTTGAGTTTATCTCTGACAACCATTTTCTTGTAGTTATCATAAGAACACAACTCCAAGTCATCATACAAAACTTTGGCAGGAACACACAGTGTATTATCTATTAACTCGAACATAGCCAGTCATTTTTTGAGGAGTACGAATGGTTGAGTTTACTATCTGTTTGGCATAGTGAAGCAATTGTCAACTTATTGATTAAATACTTAGCAATTAGATTCATCATCACCCAAGGACATCAATAACTCTTCTCTTGCTTCGATAATCTTTCTTAAGGCTTCAATCGCTTTTTTGTGTTTTCGAGCCCCTGGCCGGCGCAATATTCTGTCGGTGTTACTATGAGTTTCGCCAATCATTTCTGCTACTACTCGTATATCACCATATTTTTTTTTGTTTAAAAGTTGATTTTCATCCAT